TATTATGAGATCTGGATTGAACGTTGTCGAGAAATGAAATCCCGCAAGTTACCGCGGGATTGGGACGGCGTATACCATGCAACAAGCAAGTAATTAACTTTCACCAGAGGATGCGCTCTTGGTATCCTCTGTTTTATTCTTCTTGTTAATAGCCTCTTCTGCTTCCACACGCTCGTACTCAATAGTTTTACCACGTAGATGTAAAACGGTATTAACCTTCTGATTAAGACGAATCAAGTCATTGTCCAACATACGAATACGATCAATAAGTGCTATTAGAACGGTGTTGGCATCTGAGATTACAGGCTTGACTTCTGTGGTAGCCCATACCCAGACATATTTGATGATTGCACCAAGTCCAACCGCCGCAACAATTGGAAATCCATATTTCGAAATTAAATCTGCTATATCGCCCATTAGAATATCACCATCCCTATTAAAAATCCTACTGTAAATGCCACCACCATGCTCGTTAATAAATCTCGATCGTGCCAGAGTGGTTGTCTGTTTATGTAATCCTTGGTGTGTTGATTCATAGCCATAACCAAAGCCCCTGGGTCATTAACACTATACCAACCCCAGCCATAACAAAACTACCCCAAAACAACGCCACACTGACAGTTAAAATACTGGTAGACAATAATACGATGCTCAATTGATATGCTGTACTGGCGTAACCAATCCAGGGACTCTTCTTTTTAGCTATATCACGTTCAGCTTCTAGCTGTTTGGCCTGAACAAATAACTCTCTCTTGCCTTCGTTGGTTGCTGGCTCAGACTCGTAACGATCAATTCTGGCGGTTAATTCGGTTACACGCGGCTTATCGCCCAACCGTTGAGCATCTTCTCTAGCATACTCGGCCATACTTTGCTTGATACTTTTGGCCTGATAGAATGACCAAACATCATTAGCTTTGATAGTGTTGTTTAATATAGTGCTGTTCAATGACCCTGCTACATAGGTATTAAACGCCAGCAAGGCAGCAAACACGTTGATAATCATACCAGCGCGGCTTCGGATTTTGTCTCCCTGCTCGTCTGCTTCAGGACTGCCTTCTTTGCTCTTACGTACTGTTTTTAAAATATTATTGACCAGTGCTGACATGTCGGCCCCTTAGTCTCGACGTGCGTCGTTTTTACCATCAGCACGAGCAATACGCTCTACGTCAGGACGTAGACCCAGGGCATTACTGACCACTGCATCGATACGCACAACATCGTGGTTCATGGTTTTAACACGATTGTCCAGTGCAGTGATAATACCGGCCATGCCTTTAACTGAGCTCAAAACGCCCGCCAATAACAGTTTGATAGTTAGGTATACAAAATAACCGCCTGCTGTAGCTGCGGCAATGGGAAATCCGAGATCGGATATAAGTTTGAATGCTTCATTCATGGTTCGCTCCTTGATATCAATATTTATTAAAATACTCAATTTATCCAGTATCATTTGTCAAAACCCCATAAATAACATTAGCAACTTCCGTTTTTAAGGAATAATAAAATGGCTATTATACATACTTTTAACAAGATCAATGAAGATGGATCAAAAACAGAATTAACATTACCTGCTCGTTCCGCCCTATTTAACACTTGGTTAGCTGGTCTGACTGTTGAAGAACGAGTTGCTTTTCATGCTGCTCATGCTAGAAAAATAGCTATGACGGCTGGCCAGGATGAAACGCTGGCAGCTAGACCGGCTGTTGATCCAGAATGGTACGTTTTCTGGGAAAGATTCAAGTCCGAAATGGGCATTGAACAAATAGATGCAGACGCATAATCAGTAAATCAAAATAATCTTCAGGCCCACGGGTCTGAAGGTCATATCCTTCTACCCCACATAATTAAAACAAAATATTTGACACGCCGTTGGGTGTGCTATATAATGACACGATGACATTTTTCGTCGTTAATAAGGAGAAGTAATGAAATTGACTAACAAAATGCTGGCAGCAGCTCTACTGGCTCTGGGCGTTGGCTCAGGTGCAGCTCAAGCACAATCCTCGGTAACTCTATATGGTTTGTTGGATGGTGGTTTGCGTTATCAGTCAGTTAGCCTAGCTAACAGTGATGCAGTAACCAACTTTGGTGGTGCTTACGGTGTTCAGTCCGGTAACCGATTCGGCCTACGTGGAACAGAAAGTCTGGGCAATGGCAATTCGGCTATTTTCCAATTGGAAAACGGTTTTGATCTGGGCAATGGTAACAGCCAACAAGGCGGTCGTATGTTCGGTCGTCAAGCATGGTTTGGCCTTGAGAACAAAGGCTGGGGCGACGTTCGCCTGGGTCGTATGACTAACTTGGCCAGTGATTGGTTGGTGGGTGGCATCGATCCATTCTCAGCTGGCTTTGGTCAGTTGAACATGGGCCATGCTTTTACTTCCGGTAACACTCTGCGTCTGGACAATACCTTAATGTATCGTTCACCCACAATGAGCGGATTCCAGGCTGGTTTGGGCTATTCGTTTGCAACAGGCTTGACCTCGAACGGTGGCACAACTGGTTATGGTTTTGAAACATCAAACAACTCACGCCAGATTACAGCTGGTTTAAAATACGCCAACGGTCCAGTTTATGCTGCCGCATCGTATGATAAAGCCTATGCTGCTGATTCTTCCGCAATGAGTGGTCAGTCGGTTAACAACTGGAGCCTGGGTGCTTCGTATGACTTTAAAGTTGTGAAATTGGCAGCTGGTTACGGCCAGACACGTGACGGCTTCTGGGCTGGTTCAGGTGCAGGCGGTGCAGGTGCATCACTGGCAACAGGTCCAAACGGCAATACCAGTGCGCTAGTATTTGCTCCTGGTGTTGGCTACAACAGCTATATCGTTGGTGCTACTGTTCCTGTTAATGCTGTGAGCCGTGTGTTATTGAGCTGGACTATGGTTGCTCCTAACACCAACATGAAAGATGCTTACAATGCACAGAACCAGAGCTCATACAACCTGGGTTACACATATGACTTCACCAAGCGTACAAACTTGTATGCTTACGCTGGTCAAAGTGTAAACTACGCCACCGTCGACACTGCCAAGAGCACTGTAGTTGGTGTTGGTATGCGTCACCAGTTCTGATCTAAAGGATAACAATGAAAGCATTTCTAGCAATCCTGTTATCCTCTCTTACTACCCTGGCTGTGGCCCAGCCAGGTTATGTAACAGATAGCAGTGGATCCATTGTCAAGACTGGTTCAGGTCTTTGCTTACATACAGGAACATATACCCCAGCCAATGCGGTAAAAGGTTGTGATCCTGTAGCTGAAGCCAAAGTACCCGCACCTGTAACATTGAGTGGCGATGTACTGTTTGAATTTGACTCGGCCGCTCTGACCACAAAAGGTCAGCAGGCACTAAATCAATTTATCAAGCAGATCAAACCAACTAGTTCAGTAACTGTAGTGGGACACACTGACCGTATCGGTTCAGCAGCCTACAATCAGCGACTGAGTCAGCAACGTGCTCAGGCCGTGGCTGATTACTTGAACGCCAAAACTGGCTTCAAGGCCAAGTTTCAGGTATCAGGTGTAGGATTCAGTCAGCCTTCGGGACAGACTGCAGCCTGCGCTGGTGTCAAAGACTTGACTAAACTAAAGGCCTGTCTAGCCCCAGATCGCAGGGTGGTTATCACAGTAAAATAGTATTGTAGAAATACAAGACTTTTTAGCCCTGTCACCAGGGCTTTTTCTTTCATTTGTAATAGGGATTGTTGGGATCAGTGTCGTTTGTTACATCAGGCCACCAGTCCAATTTAAATCGTTTTCCGGTGTCGAACATTTTATGCATTGACATGATACGACGTTCGTATTCTTTTTTATCGGGCCGTGTTCGTCCTTCCACCACATCCATTACATAGTTTAGTGTCACAGCATTGGCGGCAAGACTGGCGCACCGACCGCCCACTTCGCCCTTAAGATGATCTATCAGAATACTTTCGCTACTGTCTGCTAAATTATCCGACAGATCATGTGGTACATCTAGATCTATATAGGAATATACATAATCATAATGCGGGGCAGGTGACGAGTGCATAATAAATTCGTCCAGTACCTCAACTCGTTTGAATCCGTCTACATCATACCATATCACACGATGCGAGGTTATTTCGTCTGGACTACCGAAAAACTTTTCCAGATGTTGTGCATATTTTGCTGGCTCAGAATTTTTCCACTGTGACCAGGGCTTGGCAGATTCTGTTATGATTTCAGTTATTTTCATAAAGATATTTATGCACTAATCTGTCGAGTTAGATTGGTAAATTGTTGCGTAAAAACAACACTTTTTAGCTCTGACAACCGGTCTTTTTCATTGACTGAAAAATCAATTAAATGTTATACTACGTATACACTAAAGAAAAAGGAAAAATTATGTCAGTAAAAACTCGCGCAGCAGCCCGTCTAGTCAAACACTTGGCTTTTATCGTGGCCGTAATGGTACTGGTTTATCTAGTATTTTTGTCTATTCCCCTGGATACATTTTTTATGATTCTGGGCGGTCTTGGGGTGGTATTTTTTAGTTATCAGTTGTTTAGAATCTACGTGACCATTGAAGAAATGGCAGAAAATCGTAAGAAATGAGTTGACCATTAATTCCGTTAATTGTATACTGTTGATATGGTAGCAAAAACTTCAGGAGCGAAAAATGTTAAAATTTGCCAAGATTGCCCAGGTCGGTCAGACTATCCGTGCATACGATTTCAAACCCATGGCAGGTCGAAATGACTGCTATGTTGAGGGTGTGGTAACCAAAGTGGACAACCGTGGTTACGATTGCTTCGTGATCACAGTTACTAAAGATGTCTTTGATGGTGAAGTTCAGCCCAAAGGCGAACACAGCCGAGTGGGCCACGAAGTTTTTGTGCCCTTCCAAGTGTCGTTCATGGAATACGATGCTCGTGTAATGAACTTGTCGGAATAATGACTATAGTGGCAGACATCGGATCCTGGTTCAAAGCAGTCAGTATATACTTTGAGGCTCTGGTGTTTTTGGTGGTGTTAGTGGTGTCTGTACACACCATAATCAATATGCGAGACGACTGATGAAATTCTTTCAGGAAGTTACCCCAGGCGAACATTACCCTAACCATGTCTACATGCTGAGTGACAGCAAAGAGTTTATGTATGGATATGTCCAGCAGGGCACCACAGAGTTAAAACAATTTCGAGAGCGGTATCAGTTTGGTACCAAGGGACGTAAGTTTCGCGAAGTGCCCAACATCTATGGCTACACAGAAGCACCCTTGGTCAATACAGCAGACCGTTGGGAAGTTGCCGGCAGTAATGGCAACCGTTATGTAGTGGAACGCATTGACGGTCAGTTGAAGTGTAGCTGTAGCGGATTCCAATTCCGTGGTAAATGTAAGCACGTTGAGGCCGCAAAATGAAGCGAATGATTAAATTTGATAGTTCTAGTTTAGGTTATATGGGTATGGAAGTTCCAGATCATACTCAGGAAGCCATAGTAAACTATCTGATACACGGCCTTCAACCTGGCGGCTTTCTGACAGCAATACTAACTGGCGACCTGTACAGAGCTACTCAGACGGCAGATACTGCCAATCGCCGGATGCTCTGGGCTATCTGTAAATGGGTCATGGATAATGCGCCGTGTGGTTCCTGGGGCAGTCCTGAAGCATTTACGGCCTGGCTAGGGGATACAGATGGTTGCAGATCGAGATTCAGTACTGAAATTGAACAGGAATACATCACAGAAGTACTGAGCAAATCCTAGGAGGCATTATGAAGAGATCAAGTGAATTCCGTCATTGGGTGGAAAATATCTGGCGTGAGAATTGTGAGGAATGTCTAGTATGGCGTGAGCAGGGACAGACCCTGACACAATATTTCGGTCGCTACAAATACTGGCTAAAACGTGAATTTCGTTATCAGAGATCGCTTGACCAATAAATCGGTTAAATGTATAATAGTGGTAAGATAAATGGAGCAGATATGAATAAACCCTGGCAAGTCATCGCAGAACTGGAGGCAGACAATAGTCGCCTGGCCAAAGAAGCCATCGTTAAACGCGAGGCCCTGGCTGGCAACACTGAACTGTTCCGCGGATTTCGTGCCGCATACGATGCCATGGTTACTTTTGGCGTCAAGAAAGTGGACGAAAAGTCAGGTGATGGTCGTGGTATTACTCCTGAAGCATTCTGGCGCACCGCTGAACAATTGTCGCGTCGCGAGCTGACTGGTAATGCCGCACTAACGGCAGTCAACTACCTACGCATGAATGCCACTGAAGCAGAATGGAACGGCTGGTACCGTCGTATCCTGATCAAGGACATGCGATGCGGCACCAGTGATACTACCATCAACAAAATTGTAGCCAAAGTCAATCCCGATTATCTGATCCCAGTGTTTACTTGTCAGCTGGCACATGATGGTGCCAATCACGAGGGTAAAGTCACTGGCGAAAAATTAGTTGAAGTCAAACTGGATGGTGTGCGTGTTATTACCATCGTGTATCCTTCGGGCCAGGTGGATCAGTACAGCCGCAATGGCAAAGAACTACTGAACTTTGACCACATCAAACAACAGATCAGTAAACAGGCTCGCCTGTTTTCAGAACCCATGGTGCTGGATGGTGAGGTCATGTCAGCTAGTTTCCAGGATCTGATGAAGCAGGTACATCGCAAGGACAATGTAGAGGCAAGTGATGCCGTGCTACACTTATTTGATGTGCTGACACTCAAGGAGTTTCAGGCCGGCATCAGTCGTCACAATCAGCTGGACCGTAGTGTCAGCCTGAGCATGTGGTATCGTTTTGCGGCGGATCATATGCCCAACGTGGCAGTGGTGGG